TAATAACATTAGTACAATGTTCTTCAATGCAGTGTTTCCAAAGACAGAATTTGCAGATCACTTTGAGCAGACTACAAGCGAGACAGATCCTGATTTTGTAAACAAAATCTCATTCAAGGAATTGAGAATAACCAAAGCACAAATTATTTTGAAACTAATTCAAGAGGCTATACTGCCTCCAAACTTTTATGAATTAAAACCCTTAACCAAATGCATGTAGAATTTTTAATAGGAGATGATGGTGTATGTCTAGTCATGAGTCCTGAAGGTGCTCTTGAAGAAGAGCTACTTAAAACTTTAGTGAAACAAGACAATACAATGCAACAAGCGCGTGCCGGTATTACCGTGTTTAACAAGACACTTGGGAATGCGCTTGTCATTGCAAAGAAATCAGTCTTGGAATCAAAGAAGACAAATGAAGATAATAAAGAAAATATGTGATGGATGCGGAGAGCTACGTCCTATATGGAAGAACAAAGAGGGGAAACGTTATTGTAAGCAGTGCTGGAGTGCTCATTCAGTTACTACTAAAGTCAAACCAACACAAAAACGGATTTCCCCTCGCTCTCCTAAAAGATCAAAACAAGAAGCAGAGTACAGCAAGTTAAGAAAAGAGTTCTTAACAAAACATCCTATGTGTCAAGCACACTTGCCACAAGTATGTACACAGGTATCAACTGATGTACATCACATGAAGGGTAGAATAGGAGACTTGTTATTGGATCAAGCTCACTGGCTATCAGTATGCAGAGGCTGTCACTATTGGATAGAGATGAGACCTCAAGAAGCAAAGGAACTAGGATTTAGTATTAACAGATTAAACAATTAAAAACTACAGAGACATGAAACTTAAAGAAACAAAAACAGAAGTATTAAAAATAAAAGATCTTTCATATATCCCTTTTAATAGGGAGGTGAATATGGAGCATGTGAATAAATTATTATCCTCTTTGCACAAATATGGTATTCTCAGATTACCTGTAATTGTTAAGACTAAATTATATTCAGCTAGTATAAAACCATTTATTGTAGATGGACAGCATCTTATAACAGCTTTAATAAAAGCTGGTATTAAAGAAGTAGAATGTAAAGTAGCAGAAGCAGAAAATACAGAAGAAATAGTTAATATGATTGCTTGTTTAAATACAACATCAGCTTCATGGAAACTTGACAATTTTGTAGATGCTTTTTGTGCTACAGGAAAAGATTCTTATAACACACTTAAAGCTCATAAGCTTTCTACAGGATTTAACTATAGTGTTTCAGCTAAGATTTTAGGTTATGCATCTCCCCATGATATAAAAAGTGGTAAGTTCTCACTTAAATGCCAGGATGCAGATAAAATGACTAAACATCTTATAGAGGTATGTGCATTTATGAAGACTAACAATGCTAATTTTATGAAAGGATATTTAGACTTTGCAAGAACTACAAGAACATATAATCATGATTGTTTTATGAAAACTCTTGCCATACACAAAGATAAAATTGAGATTGTGCATGATCATAAAGCTATGACAAGAAATCTTGAAAGTCAGTATAAACTTAGCTGTTAAAAACTATGGGTTATTTAAGTTTACACATAAAACTGAATTATGATCAGCTAGAAATAAAAGATCTCATGGATGTTTTAGAAGAGAAAATGGAAGATGCTACTTATGGTAATAAGTCAAAAGCTGAAAACCATAAAGTAAAAGCAGATATACTGTATGAAGTAACTTCTTTCTTAGATTATTATACTCCCTTTACACATTTTCCTAATGAGTTAACTATAAATGTGGCAGTCAAGTTTTTAAAACTGTTAACAAAAGAGTATACAGCAGAACAAATACAAGAATTATTAGATAAACAAGAACAATTAGACAACATGTAATCATGGCAAAAAGAAAATCAAAATGGTGGTCTGAAGCAGACCTTAGAATCATCAATCAATTTATTGATGAGGCAAAAAAGAATCAAGAAGTAATGTGGAATGGTGTAATCAAAGCCGCAGAACATTTTAATGTGTCACCACAAGCTGTATATCTAAGATACAGGAAAGCTGAGATGGGTGTGAACATGTCTTTCTTGAAGAGAAATACAACTAAGGTTCCTCTTACACGCAAGATTGTAGAAAACCCTGTGGTTAGAAAACCAAAGATTGAAGAAACAACCTCTGTTTCTACAGGTAACACAATCAGCTTAGACATCAAGGATGTAAAGCTTGATTTAAAGAATGGTAAAATTATAATTGTATACTAATGGAAGTTAAAATCAAAACAAGATCTGATTTCTATAACGCACTTACACCTTACATGGCCACTGCAATAGCAGAAGGCTTTTGTGAGGGTGAAGATGCAACTGAAGAACAACAAAGAGATGCATGGCAGTATCTACATGATACAGGTATTGCGTATTCTCTTCAAGGTTGGTTTGGACGTGCTGCATACGATCTTATAGACAGAGGAATTATTGAACCCTAAAACAAGTACTATGAAAAATAAAATGAGCGCTGCATTAGTTCATGAACTATGCCCTGTGTGCGCTAAAGAAATGGATGGCTCAGTGTTTATTAATACTAAGCTATCAGAGAAAGCTGCAAAAGCTGTTGATGATATGCACGGTAAAGTAATGTGGTCTAAAGAATTATGTCCTGACTGTAAGGATATGAAATCACAAGGCTTTATTTTAATTGGTGCTGTAGAAGCAAAAACACAAGATGCAACTAATCCTTATAGGAGTGGAAACATTTGGTGTGTGAAACAGGAAGTAGCGGATACACTATTCGCTCCTCATCCAGCACCAGCTTCCGGCATAGCTTTTGTAGATGTAACCATTGCAGAGCAGATGCAATTACCAGATGTAAACTTAGACGCTTAACAACATGAAAAAAATAACAACAACTACAACAACACATAAACAAAAAGCAGAAGAGATTCTTGCAAGATTCAATGAGCATGGTGCCAAGCCTGGAACTGTAGGCTATCAGATAGCTATAGAATACACTGTACGTAGTTTAGATCTATTGATGGATGAAGTTGTTGGTACAAACTCATCATTGCGTAGTTATTATGAAGCAATAAAAAATGAAGTAATAAACTTAAAATGAAGACTAGAGACCAAATACAAAAAGAAGCTCTGGATATACTCATACCCAATCATCGCGCAGGTGTAGGAATAACAATGGGTGGTGGTAAGACTTTAGTAGGACTAAAACATATGGACCATCATTGGGATCCAGATGCAATGTTCCTAGTAGTTGCACCAAAGACATCTATATTTGAAGAGTGGAAAAGTCAAGCTAAAGAGCATGGACTATCTCATCTAACAAGTCACATGGACTTTACAACGTATTTGTCTTTGTCAAAGCAAATTTACATGTATGATGTAATATACTTGGATGAATGCCACTCTCTTCTATACACCCACGCAGAGTGGTTAAGAGGATATAAAGGTAAGATTGTAGGATTAACAGGTACACCACCAAAGTTTAAATCATCCCAGAAGGGAAAGATGGTAGACCAGTTTTGTCCTATAATGTATACGTACCAGACAGATGAAGCCATAGAAGACAAAATCTTAAATGACTATAAGATCATAGTACACAAGATTCCACTAGATGCAATGAAGACACTGAAAATGAAATCAAAAAACAAAGAATGGTTTTCATCTGAACAACAGTCTTATGCATATTGGACGGACAGAGTAGACTCTGCATATGGAGCAAAAGAACTACAAATCATGAGAGTCATGAGAATGAAAGCGCTAATGGATTTCCCAAGCAAAGAAAGACTAGCCAAAAAACTAATGAGCTCTATAACAGATAAAGTAATTCTATTTGCTAATACACAGGAGCAAGCTGACAAACTATGCGCTCATAGTTATCACAGCAAAAACGCACTCTCTGAAGAAAATCTTAAAGCATTCAAGGAAGGTAAAATTAAAAAGCTATCTGCTGTACTTCAATTAAGTGAAGGTGTAAACATACCCAACCTAAAGCAAGGTATAATCATGCACGCATACGGAAATGAACGCAAGTCAAGTCAGCGTATAGGCCGATTGCTCCGTCTCAATCCAAATGAAGAATCATGTATACACATTCTCTGTTACAAAGATACCATAGATGAGTACTGGGTTAAGTCTGCACTAGAAGGATTTGACCAAAGTAAGATTGAATATGTGCAAGATTAATAAACTTTTATTATCTTGCAAAAAAAATCATGGCATCATTAGAAAACGAATACTTACAAAGAGAATATAGTTTAATGACTAACTCACCAAGAGGACCAATCAAGGTACAAATACCTGGTGGTCCTCTCTTGAGTTGCAATGAAGGTTGGGACTTTGTGACTGATCTTAAAAAAACATCATTTAAAACTACAGCTGATATTAAAATTGAACACGCGCTCGTGAAGAAAGAATTATTAAATCTCATGCCGGCCAGCTCAAAAAAAGCATGGAAGATCACCGTGTTCAGACAAGAACCTCCTAAACCAGAAGATCCTAAAAGAAACAGAAATCTACAATAAAACCATGGCAACAACATCCCTTAAACTTACAGCAGAAGACGGCACAGAAAACAGATTAGTGTTCCTCACAACACAATCACTTGAAACTATTATTAATGTAAACATCTATAAAGCAGATGAGGACTTCAATCCAATTGGTATGGCCTCACACGGTATAGCAGACTTTACATCAGAAGAAGATTATCACAAAGACTTGCGCAAACAGGCGCATGAGAAGGGACACTTTGTTCCTGAGTACTCAACCAACCCAGAATGGAATCCTGGATATGTAGAACCTAAAGAAGATGACTATGATTTTCAAGGTGATTTGTATTAATGATTCTAATAAACCTAATGACATACCAAACAATCAGTGGATTAAGCAAGGTCACATTTATACTGTGACCAAGATATTAAAGCTTAAAATCCAAGGAGACAAAATAGGATTTCTATTAGCAGAGGTAAACTTAGATGGTTGCGCCCCATGGTTAGCATACGCATCAGAAAGGTTTGGTATAATCACCAGCATAATTGTCAATGAAGACATGGCGTGGGCAGAAAAAGAACTTAATCGTTTGCTTGAAGAAGCTGAAGAAGAGTCAAAAACGCTCACGTAAAAGGTTTTACTATCATCTCCCTCTTCTCAACAAACCCACCAATCACATTAAAAAAACCAACATGACAGAACTTAAAACAAGAACTGACCTAGAATTATTTGCTGCAAACCTTAGAGAAAAAATGTATGAACTACCGGAGAATATATTATTACTAGTAATACTAGAGAGAGACATCTTCAACAGTCTTCACATGGAAATCACAATGGAGTATGCAGACACAGACCGGATGATCTATATGACCAATGCGGGCATTGAATTAGGAATTAAAATCAAAGCAACATGACAGAAATTTTTTATGGACTAGCCCTAGTGTTTATAGGACACAGGCTTTTTACGCTGTTAGACCCAAATACTGACAGCTTTTTACATTTTACAACAGAGTTTTTCTTTGTAGTATGGGTATTTACAGGACTGTTTACACATTACTGGTATATGTTTGCTATAATCATATTAACAGGACAGGCCTTTGTGTTTTTAGAAAGAGCCGCTAAACCAGACTACTACAAAAAACTGCTGAGGATCTCTTGTCTTCTGGACATACTAATCCTCACAATATTAACCTTAATCAGATAATATGAAAACACAAGAAGAAATAGAACAATTAGCTGAAAAGTATTATCCACCATATCCTGATGGAACTATTACTGATGAAATAAGGGTATTAAGAGAAGGTTTTATCAAAGGTTATAGCTGCCAAGAAGATATGACTGATAAGATGAGCGATTTACTTGCTTGGTATATGGTAAACAAAGGAGAGCAGTATAGAAATGAAACTCTATTTGTTGATGTAGTAAAAGATTATATTAACTTACTAAACAAACAAGACTAATATGAGAGGAACACTGCATAAAACAGAAAGTGGTTGGCAGGTATGGTATCATGCTAAAGAGGATCTCTTCTATGGTAATACAGGAGTAAGAATATTACCTATACTAGATCATGGCTATGTAAATGGCCCAGGATTATCTGATTCTGATGAAGGTCAAGAAGTAGAGTTTGAGATTGTAGAGTTTCCTGTACCTCCAACAAATGGCCCAGTAAGTAATAGTATTAGTATATATGCTAAGCTTGTAGATAAAGCAACAAGACCTCTTACAGAAAAAGATGCTTGGCCTGAATATCCTACTAGACTTCAGCAGTTACAAATACAAATAGCCGAAGAATGCTTTAGAAAATACCCCAACAATGAAATACTTTACTCTACTGATGAGCTCAAAGATGCTTATAAAGCAGGTGTAATAGATGGTCTTAAAGAATGGAGACTAGACAGTTATAATCCACCAACTAAAAAACAAGACTAATGAAGATAGAAATAAGATGTGCTTATATGGCAGATGTAGATCATAATGAAATTGCTATAAATGATACTTTTTATATCCTTTGGGAAGATAATAGTGTAACTACTCATATTAGAAACAGTCATAGTCCTGAGTTTATTTTATCTAACTTATCAACTATTGTAGGTTGGTATAAAGATGAAGATAAAGTTTATTCTGTGGCTTTAAAGTATAAAAAAGAAGAAGATGAATAACTTTATATGTAGTGAGTGTGGTACCAAGTACAGCTCACCAGAATTAACACCTCCTCCAGGTATTAAGTGGAGTGATGGTCATATATGCACCCCTAAACCAGTAAAACAATGACAAAAACAGATTTATACATAGTAATAGACAATGAAAATATGGTCTGGAGTAAAATTGCAAAAGATGGTTCTGATGATACAGGAGCTGATGAAATTAAAGCTTTAAACAAATCTCAGATTTTAACTTATACACAAGCATTAAAACATCAAAAAGAACTAACTGCAAAAATAGGACCTTCAAATCCTGGATTAACTTGGAAAATTATTGAATTATATGTACACCTAAACCAGTAAACAAATGAAAAAACCAACAGCAAAACAGATAAAAGCTAAAATTAATAGCCTTAATAAGCAAAGATTCAAGCTTAGTAGAGAAGCTATAACCTTACAGCACTCATTGCAAAAAGAAGCTCAAGATGCTGAGGCTAAGAAATTTCTTAAGTTTAAGTATGTAAAGCAAAGTACTGAAATACTCTATATACACTCAATAACAATAAACAAAAGAGATATTATGAACTCTGTAGTAAAGGCTGTACGGGTTCTTGGAGATAGAATATCTCCTATAGAATTAGAACTACGTATTCTCAGCTTCTATAAACCAGTTAAACAAGATGTATTTGTTAAAGCTTATAATGATGCTATGAACAAGATTGATGGGATGTTACCCCTGATTAAAAAAACTAAAGTAGGATTATGAAAAAACAAGTAAGATTTGTAGTAAACTTAGTAGAGTGGCATCTTCTACCTGTAAGATGGGATTTTGATAGCGTAGATTTAGGTATTGAGCATAGAAGGTATTACTTTTTGTGCTTTAAGCTTGAAACTTATAAAACTAGACCAATATGACAAAAGAATTTGTAAATTATGAACAAGCACTAGCTCTTAAAGAGTTAGGATTTGATGAACCTTGTTTTGGAACTTGGGATAGACCTAATAAATTATGGGCAGGTAATCCTGTAAATGGAGTTTTGGATATTCCTGAAGACATTATTTTAGCACCACTTTACCAACAAGCATTTAGATGGTTTAGAGAGAAACACAATCTAGTATTCAACTTTATAAGTTATAATATTGTAAAACCTGGAGAATATCATTGGTCTATAACATGGAATGATGAAGCTAAAGCATCAGGTATAGTTAAAACATATGAAGAAGCAGAACAAGCCTGTCTAGATAAACTAATAGAAATAGTAAAAAACAAATAAACATGAAAAAAATAGTATTAGCAATAGCGGTTGTAGCCTTATTAGGTTCCTGCAAAAAGAAAGAAAATGAAGGTCCTTGTAACTGTGGTATAGTACAATCAGATAATGTACAAAACAACAGTGTAGTAATTAAGAATGAATGCAGTAATAACAACAAAGAGTTTGTATTAAGTTCAGCAGATTGGATGAATGCTCATGTGGGCAGTAGATATTGCATAACAAATAGTGGAAAATGGTAAACTAAAATTATATGTCTCATCAACACCTATCAAGAGAAGATGCAATGAATATAAACTTGATGCTTGCTCACGTAAGGTGTCTATCAGAACTGGTACACACCTTACCAGAGCACAGGTTTCAGTTAAAGTCTTACTTTAAAAAGCTCTTCACCACTGTAAAAGAATATGAAGAGGCATTAAACAAAATGACCAACTATAATGAGGATACTGCAGCCAATGCTCAACAGCAAGCTGTGTATGATGCCTTAATGGATTTGACATATGAAGTTAGAGAAATAATATTAAACAAGAAAGATGACGGCAATACATGAAGTACAGCAAGTATTGTGGGTGGAAACCCCACATGGCGATGGCCAAGTGTTATTCTTGATGGACTATGGTCCACATGAGAACACAATCTGGGTAGTCTGCAATGAGAAGACCCGTGAAATTAAACACTATAATAGCAGCCAGGTAAAACTGTGCTGGAATCACACAATGTTTGACAAATTATTTGGAGATGAAAATTAATTTAAAGAAACTTGCAGAACAGAGACATGTTCTTAATGAAGTTAGCTCAGGAGCGTCTTGGATATCAGGTACTCAGATGAAAAAACTTAGAGACCTAGGCAGGCTATTAGAAGAAATAGATACTGATCTTGGTCTTTGTGGTGAGTCTATAATAGAAATAGATAAACCTAGGCTAGAAGCCATAGAAGAAAGAGACAAATGGTTGAACTTTTATAACAAGGCAGATGATATTTGAACCAGGCATAGAAGAAGAATTAGATGTCCTTATAAAAGAGGTCACAGAAAAAACAAAAGTCATCATACTTTACAATGATGACTACAATACTTTTGATCATGTAATTAATTGCTTGCTAAAGTATTGTGATCACAACCCAATCCAGGCTGAACAATGTGCTCTTCTGGTACACCATAATGGTAAGTGTGACGTAAAGCACGGCTCTTATGATAAACTTAAACCGGTATGTGAAGCTTTGCTAGAGCAAGGTCTCACAGCTAAAATAGAATAGTATGACACCAAAAGACAAAGCAAAAGAATTAGTAGAAAAGTATGCTATATGGTCTTGGAATGAAGCAAAACAATGTGCATTAATAGCAGTTGATGAGATATTGCAGATAAAATCAATAACTATGTATCCTATTTTAGAAGACAACTATATATACGGGCATGAAGAATATTGGCAAGAAGTTAAACAAGAAATAGAAAAGTTATGAGCAAACAAAAGTATAACATTTTTCATGGCAAGTTTATTAAAGGTGAGGGCGGTAAGCTTTCTCCTGTAGCATCAAGTAAAGCTAAGTATGAAGCTTTCTTGGCTGGTCTTGTCCTAGATCAAACTGTAAACATCTTCATGGAAGCAAACAAAGATGACGGCACTTTAGATCAGCTGGCCAAGATACATGCTTGTCTAGCAGAACTAGCAAGAAGTACTGGTCATACAGTATCAGAATTAAAGTTTGAAATTAAAAAGGCTGCAGGTTTATGCTTTGTTACAAACTACAACAATGAAAAAATATTATATTGTAAAAGTTTAGCAGATTGTTCCAAGGAAGAATTGAGCAGTGTAATTGAATCTATTATTGACGCAGGAGATTTAGTGGGGCTGAACTTTAGATAGCCTCATAGATTTTCATCATCTCTTCTGGAGTAAATGGTCTTTCTTCTACAAACCCTTGTTCTTTTGCTGCTCTTTCTATTGTATCTACAAGAGGTAGTACAACATCAAGAATAGCTTCCTCAAAGGTTTCTAGAGGTTTATCCTCCTCAAGTTTTTTGATAGCTTCAATAAACTTTTCATTACCCATTTGACCAGCCAAAGCAATTAAAAGCTTTTGGCAACGTCTAAGATAAAATTCTGATACCTCAATCTTGATTATGGCCTCAGGATTAATCATTGGATGTACTAAAGTATCTGGTTTTTTTGGTTCTGAATTTTCCATAAAGCAAATATACATATAAAATTTAAACAATTAAAATTTAAAATGAGCGTATTAAACACTGTAGATTTAGATGACATAAAGCTTAAACTTTATGAAAAACTCAAGCCATCTGGCTGGGGTGATAAGCTTAAAACGTTTATCATGAGTGAAGACTTTGATATTATATTAAGGCAATTACTCAAAGAAGCAAAGCAAGGTAACCGGTTTACTCCGGTTGTAAAGCAATTGTTCAGGGCGTTTGAGGAATGTCCATACAAAGATTTAAAAGTAGTTATAATTGGGCAAGACCCGTACCCTCATATAAATTGTGCTGACGGTATAGCATTTTCATGTAGTAACCTAGGTAAAATTGAGGCTTCACTGAAGTTTATGTACAAAGAATTAGAAGATACAGTTTACAAGGATGGGTTCACATGGGATCCAGATCTTAAGAAATGGTCTAATCAAGGTATATTAATGCTTAATTGTGCTCTCACAACAACAATAGGAAAAGTTGGTTCTCATTATAAACTGTGGCAACCATTCCTAGCATTTGTATTTGATGTTCTTATGTACAATAATCCAGGTACAGTTTATGTATTCATGGGTAAGAAAGCACAAGAGTGGGCAGATAGTGTACCAGATAATAACTTTAAGATCTTTACAAGTCATCCGGCTTCTGCTGCTCATTTTCAGTTAGAAAAATGGGATTCAGGAGACATGTATAACAAGATCTCTGAAGCTGTAAAAAAGCAATTCAATGAAAAGATAGTGTGGTAGATTACCGTAGAGCAAAAAGCAACGCAAATGTTCCAAGGATTGTAGCTGTAGCAGCCCATCCATATTTGGTCCACTTATGCTTTTTGATTTCAGAAGCTAAGCTTTTATTCAAGGCTTCAATGTCATTCTCTTTGCGGGTAATGATCTGATCTTTGAAGGCACTGATCTTATTAAGATTTTCAATCTCAATGTTCTTTTCTGTAATTATAGTGTCTTTCAGCTGAAGTTTTAATTTGGAAACAGACAAAAGAGTATCACAGGTTTTTCCTTCTACAATACTTGTAGCTATGTTCTTGAGTTCTGTGACTCCATAACACTTAATTGTATCTTGATTTGGTTTTCCAGTTTGACCGGATAATTGAATCGAGCTCATCAGGAGTAGCAACGCTGTAAATAAAATTGATTTTATCATGTGTTTTAGTTATTACTTGTGATTCTATTGTAGATAATCCATCTAGTTGACGCTCAAGTCTTTGTTGTCTAGCATGACTTGAGTCAATCTTAACAGAGAGAGTTAATATGGAATCCTTTAAAGCTCTTTCTTCACTGGCATAATCAGCAACTTGACTGTTACGGAATACAACTAATGCTGACAGTACTAAAATTATTATGACTAATACACAGTAAGTTACAAATGAAGCTCTTGACATAAACTTTAAATCTATACTTTTAATATACAAAAAATAATCCACAATACAAAGCATGAGTACAAAAAATAATTTAGAGATGATGGAAGTATTCATGCAGATAGCACAAAAAAAACTGACTCCAAATCAGTTTTACTTGATGTGTTGTATAAGAGAAAGTGTTGCTTCTCAGTACATAAATCTGCATGCTGAAATAAGAAGTCTAGTCAAAGACTCTTGGATAAAAGATCTTACTGATGCAACAGGTATTAAGTATGAACTTTCTTCTCAGGCAAATGCATTCTTAGAAGACATAGATGGTCACTTTAAAGTAAACAAAAAGAAAGTGAACAAGTCTGTGATGGGTGATGATTACCAGAAGAACATAGATGCATACATACTTCTCTTCCCCAAACTACGTTTACCAAGTGGTAAAGCTGCAAGATCTGATAAGAAGAATGTACAAACTGCACTAGAATGGTTTATAAAAACCTATGAGTACAGTTGGGAAACTATACTTAAAGCAACAGCAATGTATGTAGATGAATATGAGAGAAAGAATTACATGTATATGCAAACTTCTCAGTACTTTATCCGCAAGCAACAATCAGACAAATCATGGGGCTCAGAACTAGCTAACATGTGTGCTGTTGTTGAGTCTGGTGACATTCAACAAGATCAAAATTATTTCTCTGAAAGTGTAGTATAAATGTAATTTTATTATTATATTTGTTACAGTCTCAGAAGAACAAAGCACCTTAAGAGATATTCAAATTTATTATGAGTGACAAAAAATCAACAGCGTGGAGAAGCCAACGCGATGGGTTCAGGGATTCCCTGCTCTATCTGCAAGGTAGGATGAAGGGTGAAATACGTAGTATTAAAACACCATGGCCCAAGTGGAATGACGCGGGCACAGATGGTATTGAATGGCATTCCACTACCGTAATAGGAGGAAGGCCAGCCAGTGGGAAGACATTAATCAAAGATCAAATCATACGTGAGGCTTTCAAGCTTAACGCAGGAGATGATTTTAGAGTATTGGAATTCCAGTTTGAAATGCTATCAAGGACATCAGCCATCCGTGAATACTCCAGTGTTCTTGGTAAATCTTACAAGTATCTATGTAGTGCAGAGCCTGGTGGTAAGATGACCAATGAAGAACTAAACAAGTGCTATGAATATGCACAAGAAAGAGTCAAGTATCCTATTGACATTGTAGAAGAACCGTGTACTGTAACTGAGTTTAAACAAATCATTGCAGCTTACATGAATGAACATGCAACAGAAAAGGATGGTAAAAAAATGTACAAGAAAACAATTGTAACACTTGATCACAGCTTACTCTTGAAGAAAGACGCCTTTGAGAAGGACAAATATGATAGCCTCTATTCTCTAGGTGAAGCACTAACAAGTCTTAAAAGACGCTATCCAATTGCTTTTATTATCCTAAGCCAGTTAAACCGTGGCATAGACAGTCCAGAAAGAAATGAGGATGGCAAGTATGGAAATTACATTCTTGAATCAGATCTCTTTGGAGCAGATGCGCTTCTCCAGCATGCTGATATGTTAGTTGGTATTAACAGACCGGGTAAGCAAAAGATAAGATATTATGGACCAGACAGGTATATAATAGATAATGACATGGTGTTGGTTGTACATTTCCTCAAGTGCAGAAATGGAAATACTCGTATGAGTTTCTTTAAAGCAGAGTTTGAGAAGATGAAAATTGTAGAAATGCAAACACCAGCAACACAAGAAAAAAGAATAAGAACATGATATCAACAACAGACAAACCAGAAGACAAGAAGGAGCGTTTACGCAAGCTTCGGGAATTTCATCAGCCAACGCTTGAAAGCAATGGAGTATCTGATGCATTATTTATTCCCAAGATGGCTTATAGACCTCATGGAAAAACAGATCTTCACATTGCATTTTTTGCAAGTGAGATAAACAAGGGTGAAGACGTTTACGTAGAATTCACCAGTAAAGACTTAATTCCAGAAGATACGGAAAGACGCCTGTATAGGTGGAACTTTAATTCGCATTTTCAAGAGGAGTATGACATGACTGATCCTCATCCACAGACTGGACACGTAAGGTATCTAGTGCCTGTAGATGAATTAGTTCTAATCAAAGAAGCCAAAAAAGATGTCAAGAAAAAAGATGAAGATGTTTTCATATTGCCTAATGCAAATGAAGACTTACCAATGGATCAGATGACTATTAGAGACTTGGCTGCAATTTTTTTAAATAAACCAGTCAGCACTAAACAGTGGTTGAATGACTTAATAAACAAAAAATAAAATAGAAATGGCACAAAGTGTTTTAATCATCGCAGAGTCCGGCAGTGGAAAGTCTACTAGCATTGAGACGTTAAACCCAAAAGAAACATTCATTATCAATGTGGCTAACAAACCACTTCCCTTCAAGGGGTGGAAGTCAAAGTATCTATTATGGTCTAAGGAAAACTTGACCGGTAATATATATGGCAAACCAGAAGCGGACAACATTGTAGCATGTATGAAGTATGTATCAGAAAAAAGACCTGAAATCAAAACAATAGTAATTGATGACTTTCAGTATATGTCTGGCTTTGAATACATGGAAAAAGCTTTAGACAAAGGCTATGACAAGTTCACAAAAATGGCAAGCAACTTGGCTAAGGTTGCAACTTTACCCAAAGATTTAAGAGATGACTTAACAATTTTCTTCTTGACTCATGCAGAAGAAAGTACTGATATTGAAGGCAGCAGAAAATTAAAAGCTAAAACCATAGGTAAAATGATTGATAATGTTCTTACATTAGAGGGCTTATTTTCAATTGTTTTATTTGGCAAAGTGAAAAAGTCCAAAGAGACCGGCGTGAAGTACGTGTTTGAAACTCAGAATAACGGGGAGAATACATGCAAATCACCTAGAGGAATGTTTGGTTCTTTTGAAATTCCAAATGACTTAGCTCTTGTAAAAAATGCAATAACAGAATATGAAAATTAAAACTAAAAAGAAATGGCAAAATTAAACACCAAAGACATCAAAGCTGGCGGAGAAGGTGGAGTACCTAAAACGCTACAACCAGGAAACCACATGTGCATTGTAAACGGAATAACTTTAGAACCGTATACATACAAAGAAGGCGCGTATAATATTATCTTAAGTCTTGAAGGTCCAGACATGGGCAAAGACTTTGAAGGTTTTATGATTGACAAGAACAATGAATCTAAAGGTCGTCACAAAGGACAAGTAGGTAATGTAAAAGCAAGTGAGTGGGCTTATGCTGACAGCACAACCACTAAAGGTGTTGCAATTGACCGTGACCAAGAAATGCTGAAGTTCTTAAAGAACTTTTGTACAGCCTTGAGTTGTGGTGATTGGTTACTAGACCAAGATGGTAAGCATGATACAGTTGAATCTTTATTCAAAGGTTTTGACAAAGACCAACCGTTTAAAGGTAAAGCAATTGAATTCTGTATTGGCGGCAAAGAATACACAAACAAGAATGGTTATACAGCTTATGACTTATTCTTGCCAAAGTATAGCAAAGCAGGAGCTCCTTATGGTGTAAGCAAAGTTGTAAAGTACAATGAAGCTGAACATATTAAGAAGAAGAAAGCAAATCCTGTAACTGAGTTTGGTTCAGATGACAATACAATATCTGGTGCAGCTAGTGCTGATTTCCAATTAGACTAATTAATAATTCACAAGAAGAGAATGGGGGAGTAATATCCCCCTTTTCTATTTTATACAAGTATGATCAGAACAAAGACGCTTATCTCAGAACTTATTGAGGTACCAAGAGAATGGGTTTTTGAATTTTACTTGAAGCTTCAAGATAAGTTGACAGGTCAAAGCCTTATGATTCTCTCACCATTTAATCCCAAAGACAAGAGGCCCTCGTTCAGTATATTTGTAGGTAACACAAACAACTATATGTTCAGGGACTTTTCTACAAACATCTCTGGTGATTCTCTTAATCTTGTACAAAGACTTTTTAATTTGAGTACAAGAGGTGAAACAGCTCATAAAATTGTAAGAGATTACAATGAATGGTTACTGGTCAACAATAATGATTATGCTTCACGTGAATTTAAAATTGAGAAAAAATATAAAGTTACAAACTTTGACAAGATAGGCTGGACAAAACTTGATGAAAAGTATTGGACACAATTTCACATTGGTTCAAAGTTGTTAGAAAAATATAATGTAGCTCCTCTCTCTTCCTACACAATGTGTAGAGAAAATGAACAAGCAGGTATAACAATATCAGGCAGAGCTTACATATATGGTTTTTTCAGAGAAGATGGGACTCTTTATAAGATCTATCAGCCTCTAGTAAAAGACAGCAAGTTTATTAAAGTCCGTGATTATATTCAGGGTACTGATCAATTGACAATGAAAACAAAATATCTTGTCATTTGCAGTTCTCTTAAGGATGTAATGGCCTTTATGAAACTTGGATACAATGAAGCAGAAGCTGTAGCACCGGATAGTGAGAATACAGTAATAGCAGAACATGTTATCAGTGCATACAAATTAAAGTACAAGAGCATCTGTATTATGTTTGACAATGATGAAGCTGGTATTAATGCTATGAAAAATTATGAGATGAAGTATGGTATTAAAAGTGCCCTTCTTCCGCTGTCAAAAGATCTTAGTGATTCTATCCGGGATCATGGTATAAGAAAAGTTCAAGAAGTATTAACCCCAATATTAAAACAAGCATTACAATGAGTTGGATTTATCAAGGCAGTCTATTTATAGATGAGCACATACCAGAAGGAGCTATAGGTTTTGTCTATCACATGTCTGCTATAATAAACGGTAAGTCAGTAGGTTATATAGGCAAAAAGAATTTTTATGCAAACACAAAGAAAAAGCTGGGTAAAAAAGCAGCTCCAAAAGATAAAAGAAAGAAGGACTACGTCAGAGTATCCAAGCTTGCTTATCATGCTTATTATAGTAGCAACGATGTCCTTAATAGAGCTTATAAGGAAGGTGTTCTCATCAAAAGAGAAATCTTGACCATATGTTATAGCAAAACAGAATTAACTTATCAAGAAGTAAAACACCAGTTCTTATATGGTGTACTTGAGAGTGACACGTACTTAAACGGAAACATACTAGGTAGGTTTTACAAACAGAAAAAAATATAAACATGGCAGAAATAAGTTTAACAATTCCCATAGATAGTGGGTTTACACATGTGCTATTTAATTTAGCGGCACAAGGATTTGAATACATAAAGATACACTACTCAGGTGGCGGAGACAGTGGTTGCATTGATGATGTTTATTTAGTTCATCAAGGTACTATTGAGATAGAAGATGGTATAGTATCTGAAAACAATGACCGATTTTCTGCTACTCCTGATGATGTATTAAAAGATCTTATAGAAGAAAAAGCAATTAAGCATGTGCTTAATAATGCAGATGACTGGTGGAACAATGAAGGTGGCGGAGGTACTCTGTACATCTCTACAGCTGATGGTAGTTATCATGGACATCATTATGTGAATGTTACAGAAACAATTGACTCAGTACTAACTGGAAAATTTGGAGACTAATGGCACATCCACTACAACACTGTAAAAGTTCCGTGAAGAAATGGGGCGGTAAAGTTGAGGATTACTTACACATACACAATTGGTTCGATGAAACCAAAGCATGGGTAGGTCACTCAAAGCACCGTATGTTTAGACATCACTCAGAGGGAATCTTTGAGTGTGAAAAGATATTCGGCGCAAGTTTTGTCAACAGTGATGGCAAAACTGTATACACAAGATATGTTGGTGAACAACATGTAAAAGAGGATTGCAATAGTCATTTGCCATCCGCAAAAGAATGGTTAGATAATCTCCATGAACCAAAGGAGTGGATGATCAGAACAAAAAAACTTGAAGACTAAATGAAAAAAATAACATTAAGCAGAAACACGTATGTAAATGTAAAAGCCATGTTAGATTCTCCAGATGAAGAAAGTATAGTAATGGGCCTGACTTGCGTAGAGCAAAGCGAGTTTGGATCAAACATTATGTACATTGGTCTTCTCTTCTTGGAATGTAATGTGCGCGCAGAGTTATGGAAAGTTCACGCACCAGAGACAACAAAGTTATTAAGAACAATAGGCTTTGATATAATGAGCCCACCAATCACATACAAAAAGCTTTTAAGTAAAGCACTTGAGTATACAAAAGATGTAGAAGATTTAAAACTCTTCTTTGATGCATACTCAGTGTATCTTAAATTACAATTAAATGAGAAGCTTTCTAGTACAGACATTGTAATAGATGAGCTGATAATAACAATTAAAACAAACAAAGATGAAGCAAGAACAATTAGCGGGGGTAGTCAAGGACTTGATCCTGAGGGAACCATTCTACGGGATGTTTCTGATAATGCTGAATAAAAGATGGAGCACAAAAGTTTCAACTGCAGCAGTTTCTTTAAATGGTATCAACTATCAACTTGATCTCAATGATGACTTTTGGAGTAAACTAAAACGCAATCACCAAAGAGGTTTACTCAAGCATGAGTTGTTGCACATAGGCTTTTTTCATCTGACAGACTTTAAACATCTGACTGAGCATGAGATAGCAAACATAGGAATGGATTTGGAAATCAATCAATACATTGATGCTAATGATCTTCCTGATGGAGGTATGACTCTAGACAAATTTCCTGAACTAAACTTAGAACCTAGGAAGGGTACTCAGTACTATTATGACAAGTTGATGAAAGCTAAGCAAAATCCAGGGACATGTCCTAATCTAGATAAAATGCTAGAGGCTTCTGCTAATGGTCAATGCACAGTAGTTGTAAATGTAAAAGGTCAAGATCAACAAGCTAATGTACCAGATCATGGTACGTGGAAAGACTTTCAAGATCTACCTGAAGCAACACAAAAACTAATCAAAAAGCAAACAGAGCACATACTAAAAGAAGTTGCTGATCAAGTACAAAAATCTAGTGGTAGTGTACCAGGTGAGTTTGCTGAAATCTTACAAAGAATAAACACAGTTGAAGCACCTAAGTTTGACTGGCGTAGTTATCTTAGAAGATTTTCCGGTGGCTCTACTAAAATCTATACTAAGAAGACCAGAAGAAAGTATAACAAGAGATATGAAGAAAATCCAGGTTTGAAGATCAAGCCTAGACGTCACATCTTGTTTGCTATTGATACTTCAGGGTCCGTAAGTACCAATGAACTTAAAGAATGTGTAAATGAATTACATCACATACACAAAACCGGCACAGATATTACAGTAGTACAAGCTGATACAGCTATACACCACATAGGACCCTTTAATCATAGAGCTGATTTTAAAGTTCATGGTAGAGGTGGTACTAGTTTCCAACCGGTTATAGATTATTTCAATGAAAACATTCACAAATATACCTGTCTGATTTATTTTACAGACGGTGAAGCATATGCTCCTACACCTGCAAAGGGCAGAATGCTTTGGGTACTCAGTAGTCAGTCCCAGTTAAACCCAAAATTAGTAGGTCCACAAATTAAACTTAATTAAAATGTCAACAAACGCACAAGTAAACTTAAACATTGATGAAGCAAAAGACTTCTTAACTCATATTGTAAACAACAATCGCTATCTGCAAGAAGGTGGTAAGTCTCCGGTAGCTGTAGAGATCGTAGGTGAGTCAGGTATTGGTAAGACTAGTTCTGTTTTGCAATTAGCAAATGAGACTAGTCTAAGTGTAGTAAAATTAAATTTGGCTCAGATCGAGGAGCTAGGTGACTTGGTTGGTTTTCCAATCAGACAGTTCCAATTATGCAAGGATGCAACTTCTTCTTCTATGAAAACAATAACCGTAGAAGAAACAAGAATGGTACCAACCATGGTAAAGAAGATGGTTACTCAAAACAAGCAAATACAAAAACAAGTTATGGGTGCTGATGGCAATCCTGTAATGAGAACAGTAGTTGTACCAACTCAAGTAGAAGTAGAAGTTGAAGAAATGGTTGAGGAAATAATACAAGTTGAGAAGGAAGTTTCAGCAGAGAGCGACCAAGCAGAATGTCTTTGGGTAGATGAGAACGCCGTTCAAGAATATATCAAGCGCGGTTATAACTTTACCGGAAACAAACAGATGGCTTATTGTCCTCCGTCATGGATTGCAGATAAGCAAGGCGGTGGTTTCTTAATCTTAGATGACTGGAATCGTGCTGACATCAGATTCATCCAAGCTGTGATGGAATTGGTAGACAGACAAGAATATATCTCTTGGAAGTTACCAAAAGACTGGCACATTATCTTGACAGCTAATCCAGACAATGGTGAGTATTTAGTAAACTCTATTGACACAGCACAAAGAACTCGTTTTGTAAGCATAAACTTAAAGTTTGACAAAGATGTATGGGCTCGTTGGGCAGAGAAACAAGGTATTGATGGTCGTTGTATTAACTTCTTATTGATGCATGAGGAACTAGTAAGTGCTCGTGTGAATGCTAGAAGTATTACTACTTTCTTCAACTGTATTAGTTCTATACCAGACTTTTCTGCAAACTTACCTTTGATTCAAATGATTGGTGAGGGTTCTGTAGGAGCAGAGTTCACTACTATATTTACAACGTTTATCAACAATAAACTTGACAAGTTAGTAAGTCCTAAAGACATCTTGTTACATGATAACACAGATTATATTATTGGTGAGTTACGTAACTGTATTGGTGTAGGCTCTCAATATCGTGCTGATATTGCAAGCGTATTAACAACACGTTTAATTAACTTCACTATAAACTATTCTGAAAACAACACAGTTTATCAAAAGCAAATTGACAGACTTATTAAGCTGGCAGTTGACAACACTTTAACAGATGACCTCAAGTATGTAATGGTTAAGAAGATTTTGAACGGCAACAAAGCCAAGTTCCAAAAGCTTCTAGCAGATCCTGAGGTTATGAAAATGGCAATGAAACTATAACATGGAAGTATTAGAAACAACAATGAACACGGGGTCAGCAGTAGCTGATCCCAAAGTTCTTAACAAAGACACAACAACTACACTTATAAACATGCTGAAAAGCAGTGATAAAAGTGATCATACAATGGCACAACTGATACTGAATCAGCTTGATGTAGAAAAATCCATTTACTGGATTTGGAAAATAAGCAAAGAAAGTTGGATAATTAACAACATGGTTAATCTTAGAACAAAAGCTAGTAGAAAATTCAGAGATGACTCTAATCTTTTTACTATTTCAAATCAAACAGTAGGCAACTTTACTGCATGGTTAGTAAAAAAAGAATGGATGACACCAGAAATCTATTCATACATTGTAGAAGATCTTGTTTATGAGCTTAAATACAAGATGAGAGGCATGGATTCTACAAAAATGTTTGAGTTTGAATTCAAGCTAAAAGAGGAGTATGAAAAGTACAATCCAGAAAATCCAAGAATAAAACTATGAGAGATAAACTTAAAAGGGCCATATACATTGATGCGGCTCCCACAAATCATGGTGAGTCATTCAAGTATCATGTTGAGTATATAATTGAAAATCCAAAAGAGACTGTTGATAAGTTTGTGAATTCTCTTATGGAGAAGGTTGTAGACAAAAAGTATACACCAAAATCTGGAGATAAAATATACATTTATCCAGATTGTGACATACCAAGATTTAAAATAAAACAGTTCTGTGAAACTCAGAATGTTTCAATAGTAAAGTTTCCTGATAAGGCAACTTTGAAAATCATTGGTCCTAAGTCTTACAAGAGTTTCTTTGTAGCTGAATGGCTAAGAAATAATGAAAAAAACCAAGCTTTAAATTATTTTAAAAAGTACTTAACACATGTACCTAATATAAATGAATTTGTAAAAGATGTTGAGAGTATGACAGCTGATAAGGTCTACTTTAAATTTGAGATTCAAACTCAATTGAAAAGGTATACAGGTGTAGACTTTAAAGGTGAGTATGATCATCAGTATTTCTTTGGGGGTGATGAGAATGTTGAAAAGTTTTTACAAGCTTGTGAAGACACTGATCTTTATCCTCAAGATGAGATTCTCAAGAAGCTCAATACTGGTGCTGTAATGGATCATGAACAGTACGTAAGCATACAAAGATTGTTTCAAAGCAAAGACAAAGACAATACAAAATTAGCAGTTGAGATGATGGCAAATTGTGATTTTGAAAAATCTTCTGTATATTTGTTGCTCTTGATTTCTAAGCACGGTTACAAGATTTGGGAAAGTCCAAATAGAAGTCATGTAAATTTCAAAGCTCTCATCCAATTTTTCAGCATCAAGAATCTCAGAAGTTTTTACAATGATGATATTGTAGAGTGTTTGCTACAACGCAAGTTACTCAATGCTCATAATCTTAATGTAATGATGCCTATTCTAAAGGAAGAAGTAGAGAGGAATATTAACACAGATTACATTAAAATTAAAGAGATTGGTTTAACTGATGTAGTATTAAAAGGTCTAGAAGAAAACATTTTAGATCTGTATACTGACACTTGTATTGAAGAGTTTAACACAGAAGAAATTAACCCGCACTTATAAATGACAGAAGAAAAAACAATACAAGATTTAGAAAAAGAGTTTTACTCAAAGCCCCTTAGCCTCAGCTATTCAGGCTTGAGTAAGATGATGTATTCTCCTCAACTGTATTACAACCATTATGTGTTACAGAAGAGAGAGGAAAAAATAGAAAGCTATCTCGTAGATGGCAAAGTGATTCATTGTCTTCTACTAGACAATGGCTCATTTGATGAACAATTTATGATGTTACCGTCAAACTTACCAACGGGCAACTCAAGACTAGTTATAGATAAAGTATTTGAAAAACACAAAGAGCACATCCTTAGTTCTTTTGGAACAATAGGTACTCTAGATGATTTTGGAAAAGATATTTTAGATATACTCAAAGAGATCAACTTACATCAGGCACTCAAGACAGATGCTCAAAGATTTGCAAAAATAATTACAGAAGAAACAACAACTTATTTTGAGTTCTTGAAGAGCAAAGGTAACAAGACTCTTCTAGATGATGAGACTCTCAAGCGTTGCACTGAAGCTGTTGATATACTAAGAAGCAACGTGCATGTAAGCTACTTACTAGGTCTGCATGCAAATGATTTCAATAATGTTGAGATTCACAATGAAAAAGAGTTCCGTTGTAGCACAAGGTTTTGTGATCTTCATGGTATAATTGACAACATTCACATTGATCATGATAATCGTAATATTACGATAAATGATCTTAAGACATCAGGCAAAACCCTGAGTGACTTCAAAGAGACAATTGAGTTTTATAATTATTGGGTGCAAGCTGCCATATACTGGACACTTGTACAAGATAATTTCAAAGACTTAATCTCTAAAGGATACACAGTGCAGTTTCACTTTATTGTAATTGACAAGTACAATCAAGTTTATGCATTCCCTGTTTCCATGAGTACAATGATAAATTGGTGCGTTGAGTTACATGTAAAACTTGAACATGCTATGTGGTATTACAACAACAAGAATTACAGCTCACCGTATGAATTTGCCAGACGTTTAGTAACTTTATAAAATAACAATATGGTAATCACGTCACTGTACAAAGACTACTTTCAGAAAAGCCGGGTGTTTCTCTACCCGGCTCTGGATATTAAAAGAGGAGTAAGCGTTACTCCTATTGAAACCTACATGTCCTGGGCAAATCATTATGCTGTAGATGATGCAAAGTTTATTTGTCTGTATCATTTAAGAGATGATGATTTCTTCAAACAGTTTGAGAAAGTAAAACTACTTGGGAACAAACTGTACCATGACTTTAAACAGGTAGAAGAGAAGAAAGGTGTATATGTTTTTGACTTTAGTGATCTACTAGAAGACTGGCATTATGTAACAACCGGCAGGTATTCAAAAATAAGCAATGACTTTAAAGCAAAGATCAGGCAATATATTGGATACAACAATCCTAATCTTCCTTATGTGGAATCTTTTCTTTATCCAGAAAGGTACTTCAAGATGTATTCAGAAATGATGGGAGTAGAAGAAAAGATTTTAAGAGAAGTTGGTGAGCTCTGTTCCAAACCTGACCTCACTCAGGAAACACTGAATATTTCAGTTTTAAATTTGGAACTTACAAAAAAAAGTTAGTATATTAGTACTCTAAAAAATCAAATAACATGTCAGCAATTACACCAACAATGATGCTTGTTAATTCCCCATGGAATGGCAAGAAAGCGTTTAAGGCAATTCCCGTTCACAAGGAGTGTCCTTATACAGAATTTTTATATGACTCAGATTCAAAAATCTTAGTAGTCATAACAACAACAATCAAAGATAGCATGCACGCTGTGCCTCGTCTAGATGAAAACGGAGATCCGGTTAAAACCAAGACTCCAAGACCAAACGGTAAAACATACAAAGAAGCAAGAATACAGATAGAGACATTTACAGAGCACTACATTACAGAAAAAGAAGACATGGAATCATTGATCAATATGCATGCGGTTAACGCAAGTAGCTTTGACTGGAAGAAGTTTGTGAATGATAGCGGTATCATCACACCTGAACCACCAAAGATTCAGTTGATTAATGACTAAAGATAAAAACACATAATCTATGTAAGAGGGAGCCATGCGCTCCCTTTTGCATCTAACACGGGGGGACAGCTTAACTGAACAAAAGAATATGACAAGACAAAAGACCCATTGGGTTATGGACTATGAGACTTTAAGCAACTGTTTCATAGCCGTGTTTGAGCATTATAAAGAAGACACAACTAAAGTGTTTATAGTGCATCAATTACAAAATGATTTTATAGACTTTGTAGAATTCCTTGAAGAGAATGTGACATTAAAAGAATGGCATGTGTCTTTCAACGGAATAGCATTTGATGCGCAGATTACAATGTTCATACTCAAAAACAAGAATGAACTAAAAGAACTCTCTGCAGATGAGCTGACTACTAAGATTTATGAAAAAGCACAAGAGATAATAAACAAACAAAATGATGGTGAGTTCCAAGAGTACTCAGAGTATAACATATTGATTAATCAAGTTGATGTGTTTAAGCTGAACCATTGGGACAATCCAGCTAAACGTTCTTCTCTGAAATGGATTCAGTATTCCATGGATTGGGATAACATACAGGAGATGCCTATACACCATAGTATCAAGATTAAAACTTGGCAGCAATTACAAACAGTATTAACTTACTGTAAGAATGATGTCAAGTCCACCAAGCGTATTATGGAATTAAGCAAAGAGCAAATAAACCTGAGAGCTAATCTAACAGCTGAGTATGGTATAAAGCTTTATAGTGCATCTGAACCAAGAATATCCAAAGAACTATTTATGATGTTCTTGAGTGAGAAGACCGGTATAAAAAGATATGACTTAAGACAATTAAGAACAAACAGAACATCAATCACTGTAAAAGATCTTATACTCCCATATACAAAGTTTAAGACTGAAGTCTTCCAAGATCTTCTAGACAATTTTAAAATGGTTGTCATAGATCCTAATAACACAAAAGGTGGTTTCAAGTATAGTATTGAGTATAAAGGAGTTAAGACAGACTTTGGTTTAGGTGGGGTGCATGGTGCAAAAGAAAGTGGTATATATGCGTCCGGAGATGGGATGGTTATAATGACCAGTGACGTAACTAGTTTTTATCCAAATCTAGCAATACGCAATGGTTGGTCTCCGGCGCATTTACCACAAAAAGAATTCTGTAATTTGTATGAGTGGTTCTTTGAAGAGAGAAAGAAGATTCCAAAGAAAGATCCAAAGAACTATGTATACAAGATTATACTGAATTCAACTTATGGTTTAAGCAATGACAAGAATAGTTTCTTGTATGATCCTGAGTTTACAATGCGCGTTACTATTAATGGTCAGCTAAGTCTGATGATGTTATATGAAATGCTAGCAGAAGGTATACCAGGTAGTATTCCTCTTATGCAAAACACTGACGGTTTGGAAATGATGATTCCACAAGAACACAAACAGAGATACATGGACATCTGTGCTGAGTGGGAGAAGATAACCAATCTTCAGTTAGAGCATGATGAGTACAGCAAGTTGATTCTAGCAGATGTTAATAACTATATTGCTGTTAACACTGCAGGTAAGTATAAGTGCAAGGGTAGATTTGAATTTGAGAATCTAGCTCTACACAAAAATAAGTCTCACCTAATTGTACCCAAAGCAGTATTCAATTATTTTGTACATGATATCCCTCCTGAGAAAACAATCATGGAAAACAAAAACATACTAGACTATTGCGCTGGTGTAAAGATAAAGGGTGAATGGGAGTTCCACCAAATATGCATCATAAACAGAACACTAGACAAATCAATATTACAAAAAACAATTAGGTATTACATCTCTTCTGGAGGTTGTAAGATCATGAAGATCAACAAGATTGACGGTAGAGAAATACAACTTGAAGCCGGGAAATGGATGCAACAAGATCTGAGCAAATTTGAAAAGAAATCATGGGAAGACTATGATGTGGATGAAAGGTATTATCTGGAAAAGATATACAAGGAAATTCACAAC